GGTATCAATTCTGGGCAGACCAGACAATTCCTTTTGGTCGGTGCGGTGATTATCGTATCGACAGTGCTAATCCTACAGCTACCTGGCGCCCAAACAACAGCGGTAACTACAAGATGACCGACGAGCAGCGCGAAGAGATCAAGGTGCTGCAGGATGAAGCTCAGGCTAAGAAGGAAGAGCGTAACAACAGGGCAGCTAAGCGCAGCCAGAATATCTGGGACGCTGCTGCTGAGTGTATCGATCATCCTTACCTGGTTAAAAAGAACGTAAAGAGCCACGGCATCAAGCAGCATACTGATGGTCGGATGATGGTTCCGCTGCTGGACCAGGCTCTTACAATCGTTGGACTGCAGTATATTGACGATGATGGCGGCAAGATGTTCTTGACGGGCTCCAAGAAGAAGGCCAGCTTCTTTATCATAGGCCAGGAGCTGATGAAGGATGCCCACACTATTAACTACTGTGAGGGCTATGCTACTGCAGCTAGTTACTACCAGGATATGAACCAGCCGGTGGTGGTGAGCTTTGATGCTTACAATCTAGCACCGGTCGCAGAGGTTATATTCGGACATTTTGCCCAGGCTAAGCATATATTTATTGCGGACTTTGACGACAATAGTACCGGCGAGAAGGAAGCGATAAGGGCTGCCCAGGTCATTAAATCTGGGGGTGGCCAGGCTGAGGTATTCATGCCGCAGTCCAAGGGTGATTACAATGACCATAAAGAGGCGTTGCAGGGTGAGGTTATGCCGTCGCTGCAGGAGGTTGTGATACCCCAAGAGTTTGATTTTGAGCGTAACAGCAATGGTCGTTACCTACACACTAAAGACAATCACCGTGGCGTCCTGGTGACGAATCAGATCCAGGTAGACTACAACGTCATCAAGAAGGCTATCGAGATTGAGATCCCCAACCAGAAGTTTATCGCTGACCTGAAGGATGATGCGGCAATCATTGAGATTGAGGATCGTTGTATTAGGATGGGTATCCCCCATGAGAGGGTACGGTTCAACCTCAAGCTATTGGCTAGGGAGTACAACCCAGTCAAGGAGTGGATGGAGAGTGTGCCCTGGGATGGTAAGACCAGGCTGCAGATGTTCCTGGACACTATTAAGAGTCCTAATGAGCCGCTTAAAGAGATGCTGATGAAGAAGTGGTTGCTAGGTTGTGTGGCTGCAGCGTGCGAGGAGGGCGGAGCTAATTTGGAGGGTATCCTGGTATTCCAGGGCGCTCAGGCCGTCGGAAAGACGCAGTGGTTTGGTAGCCTGGCACCCAATAAGGACTGGCTGCTGGAGGGTGCGACACTCAACCCCCAGGATAAGGACAGTGTTAAGCAGTGTGTTAGCCACTGGATCTGTGAGCTCGGAGAGCTGGGCAGTACGTTTAAGCGTGCGGATATTGACCAGCTCAAGGCGTTTCTAACCAAGCGTAGTGATGAGCTGCGGCTACCCTATGATAGGGCATTTAGTAATTACCAGCGGCGCACAGCATTCTATGCCAGTGTTAATGAGAAGGAATTCCTGATTGATACCAGCGGCAACAGACGGTTCTGGGTTGTACCGGTGACTGAGATAGACTGGCGGCATGGTCTGAACATGCAGCAGGTATGGGCAGAGATCAAAGAGACTATGTACGAGGCTAAGAATAAGTCTTGGTTTCTTACCAGCGAAGAGCGCGCTATGCTGCAGGATAGCAATGAGTTCTTTAGAACGCAAAGTGCGGTCGAGGACCTACTGTTACAATACATACGGTTTAAGAGTGCAGACACCAAACCAGTACAGATGACGCACCTGCTAAGAGACATGGGGATCAATAATCCCAGGATGGCAGACTTCAAGGACGCTGCACGAGTCCTTGCTGATCGCGGTGTAGAACCACGGTACAGCAATGGTAAGAAGATATATGACCTGGACTATGACCCGATCATCAAGGCGGATGACAACTTCCCCCCACCACCGAGGTGGGATGTGTAGGGTGGGGTAGGGTGAGGAGGGTGGCATATTGTCGATAGCGTGTCGAGGTGCAAAGTTGGTATAAGTCGACACGATAATGTATGGGAATTTGCACATTGGAGGTAGCTATACCCTGTACACTGTTAGAACATGATGTAAGTTATTGATATTAAAGCTAATTAATTATAGGTAGGGTAGGGTATAGTCTTTTAGGTAGAGTAGTTTTATATAAGTATAAGTAGTAGTTATTTATAGTTTATATAGTGTTATATAGCCTTAGTATAGGACACCTACCATACCCTACACTGTACACTGGAGAAACGTATGGAAGACTTTATTTATGACGAGGACCAAGAGTATCTGGATAATTACAGACGGTGGCGAGACATGAACGTCGTGGAAAGAAATGAGTACGGTGAGAGACCAATGGGCGATGGTGAGGCCGAACGGATGTTCGCAAAACAGGTGGGGGATCTATGGCTCAAGAAGACAAAAAACTAGGCAGACCCAGGAAGGAGAAGCCGAAGCTGGCCAACGCACCCATACAGTTTATTGCTAACGAGGAGCTAGGCATTACCGACCTGCAAGCAGGATTCGTATGGCACTACACCGAAGGTGCATGCGGGCAGACTGAGGCAGCTCGAAGAGCAGGCTTTAGCTTCCCATCCAATGCTGCATCGAAGATGCTAAACGGCAGAGACCATCCGAAGGTGACAAAGGCAGTACGCATTGCCCAGGAAGAACTGCGAGAGAAGTATGCCATCACACCAGAGAAGACCGGTGCAATGCTATGGAACATAGCCGAGACATCGTTTGAACAAGGCAACTACAACGCCGCAGTGAGCGCAGTGAAGGAGCTCAACAGCCTGGCTGGACTGTCAATACAACGCAGCCAAAGCCTTAACATCAACGCTAACCTGGATAAGATGACCAAGGAGGACATCAAGGAGCGGCTGAACGCATTGCTAGGCATCAAGGGCGACTATGACACGAAGGATTTGTAGCCGAGAGGAAAGCAAAGGGGTTATTCATTTTGTAATTAAACAACAAAGAAAGGGGCCTCTCCCCTTGTAGGGCCTAGGATTATTCAAAAAAGGAATGAATGTTGGTTTTGTTATAGATTTCAGTGATATAGCTGAGGTTTTGCCAGGGTTTGGTGCAGCGATGTAACTCCCCCTGTGAGCACGGGGGTCACGTTATGGTCTGATATGCCTATATACTGGGCTCCAGGGCGTAAAAATTGGACCCCTATGGACCTGGCGATTAGAATCGAATATGTGTTTTCCTTTTTTCCTTGGCACCCCCAGCAGCAGCCGGCGCCAGGGGGCGAGGTATATATAGGGTTTGGCACATTCAATACTCAAAATTGCATATGAGATAATGTCTTGCCACTTTCCCTTTTTAGGTGCAAACTTTTGCACATATAAAGTGCCCTGGGGGGTAAAATTTTTTTCAATTTTTCAAACTAAAGGAAATGACGATGGCCGATTCACGCAACAAAGGGGCAGCTTTTGAGCGGGACCTGGTAAAGCGCCTAAATACTTTTTTTGCTGATAATGAGCTTGATGTTAGCTGCAAGCGCAACCTGGACCAATATCAGACCGCTGGCATGTGTGATATTGAGATACCTGGCCATGCTATCGAAGCCAAGGCGTATAAGAGTGGTTGGTGGTATGCGCCTGCCTGGTGGGCCCAGGTGTGTGAAGCGTGCGGCGATAGGGTTCCGGTGTTAATATATAAATTCAACAATAAGGCTATTAGGGTCTGCGTGCCTATTTACGCCGTCAATCCTGCCTGGGAGCGTGACAACGCCCAGACCGTGGTGATGACGTTGGACCAGTGGTTTATTTTTCTGCATAAATATTTGGAGGATGACGATGAAGGGCGTTAATCATTATAAGAAGGATGGGAGCGTTCATAAGGGTGGCATGCACAAAATGCCTGATGGGTCGTTGCATTCTGGTAAGACGCATGGCAAGAGCAGCGTGAAGCTGTTTCATTTTGGTGAGTTGACGGGTAAGTCCCAGGCAGCTGCTAGGATCTCAAGGAAGAAAAAGTAGTGACTGACTTTTGGAACTAGACATAGGTGATGAGCCCGTTGCTCTAAAGGTCGATGGTTTTGATGATGCGATACTAGGGTTTGGCGCCCAGTACGGCTCGTTTGATTGCCTGGTTTATGATCGCCAGAAATGTATTCAAGTGCTTGTTGATCGTGACGGCATGGATTATGATGAAGCATTGGAATTCTTTGATGTTCATGTGGCATGCCTTTATGCGGGACCAGGCACGCCTATTTTCATTGAACCTGTGACCGATATTGAAGAACTTGATGAGATGCTTGGCACATGAATGAAGACGATATCGACATATTTGACCCTCAATACACCAATCCGCAGCTGCGCGGCCAGCACCCTGGTGACAGCGCAGATCTAAGTGCGCTGGCTATTATTCCTGATATGGCTAAAGGCTTTATTAACGATGCTTATCGTTATGGAAAGCAAGCTATTACGGGTGATGCGCGTACAGATGAAGAGCTTTTGGCCCGTCCAGAACTGCAGGGTGATGCTGCGATCATTAGTGACATGATGGGCCAGGGCATGGACGCCGCAATGAATTTCCGTGGTTTAGCCTCTACCCCTGAGCGTCCACTTCCGTCCGCCGTTGATGTGTTGGGTGGTGCGCTGGGCATGTATCAGGATGCTAAGCCTGAGTTGATCGATATCTTTGGTGAACCTGGCGTTAATAAGGCTGAAGGTACGGCGTTATTGGGCTCAATGATTTTACCTGGTAGGGTGCGCCAGGCGACTAAGACTGGTTTATATTCCCAGGCAGCCGAGTCGGCACTGGACCTGCAGCGTAAGAGTGGAAACGTGCAGGGTTATCTGAATGATTTGACGGGTAAGGGCCAGGTGAAGCCGGATGAGTTAAGGGCTATTGGTTTTGAGGACCATTTTGCGGGTCGTAATGATATTCCTCGCCAGGAAGTGCAGCAGTTTATCACCGATAATCAGATTCGCCTGGATGAGACTATCTTAGGTGGCAATAAGGCAAAGGGGCCTTTTGATTACTATGCTACGGATGATGGTCCGTATATAGTTTATGACGGTGACGGAAGGGCTTTACAAAGTTTTGCGGAAGCTGATGATGCTGCAGACGCTGCCCAAAAATTAACTGAGGGTGGTAATTTAACAAAATACTCCGAATATACATTAGGTGGTGGTACTCAAAACAACAACTACCGCGAGATTTTAATCCAGCTGCCTGAAGGTGATGATATCTACAAGGGAGGTCATTACTCCGGCGTAGACAATGTCGCAATGACCCTTCGCCTGAATGACCGCGTGGATACTGAAAATAAGAAAGGTCTGTTGATTGAAGAGATCCAGGATGACTGGGCGTCTGCGGGTAAAGACCTTGGCTATAAAGGAGATCGTTCAGCTAGGCTTAAAGATATTGATGCAAGGCAAGTCGAAATACAAGACAATGTTACGGTTATGTCTGAAGATATCTCCATAAGTCCTGAAGAATTTCAGCGCAGCATGAGAGCATTGGGACCAGAAGTAGATGAGTTAAACCGCGAAGGGGCTCGTCTTCTAGCAGACAACGCAAACGCCTTACCCGACCGCCCGTTCAAGGCCACTGACAAATCCAGCGACTACAATGTAGCGATAAAGCGTGCCCTGGTTGAAGCTGCCAATGGTGATTACGACAGACTGTATCTAACCACTGGCCAGCAGCAAGCGGATCGTTATGACCTGAGTAAGCAGATCAATGAGATTAGACTTGCTGGTGACGTAGAGCATAATATATTTTTAAAGCAACAACAAAAAGAAGCTCAAAATAGATATGATAAAGCTCATGCCAATTACACCGCACACGGGGATAAGGCGAGAGAGGCAATGGCAAACCTTAGTGACGAATTGCCAGACCTGTATTCTCAGGATAATCCGTTTAAGGCAGAAGTGGAGGGTGCACGAAGTGACCTGCTCTATTTCAATGACGAAGCTCACCGAGGAAGAATTACAATATCAGCGTTTGATAAGAATGACAGCCCTGTCATTATGCAAACTATTGAAAGTTTTGATGAACTACCTGCATTGATTGGAAAGGATGCAGCAAAGTCGTTGGTGGAGAAACCTTTTGAGGAGGGTATGTCACTAACCCGCATCCTAAAAGGCCAAGACCTCAGCATTGGTGGCGATGGCATGAAGCAGTTTTATGACCAGACCTATCGCAACGCGCTAGGCAAGTTGGTTAAGCCGTATGGTGTTAAGGTTGGCACGAGCGAGTTGCCAGTCTCTGGGTTTAAAGAAAGCGATAAATTGCTTAAAGAGCTTGGATTTGGAAACGCAAGGAAAAATGACACCGTCCACTCCGTCGATATCACCCCTAAAATGCGCGAGGATTTCAAGCAAGGTTTTCCCATGTTTGCTGGCGGTGGCGCGGTTGACACCACTGATATTTTTGAATACAACCTGGGCGGCTCTGTTTCACAGATGATGCGTGACCCTGATGAAGAGCGTGTCGCTGGTCCTACGGGGCCGCAAGCAGCCAGTTTTGCGATGAATCTTCCCCCAGGTGCCGGCCTGACCGATGCTTTCGGGTATATGCCTCAGTTACCAGGATCTGATGCTGGCTATGAAGACATATTTGATCAACCAAATTATCCGTCTATGGCAGCGAACATTGGCCAGGGCGAGTATCTAGATGCAGGATTCCAGGGCTTAGGTGTTTTGGGAGATCTAGCTACAGCGGTTCCGATGGTTGGTCCAGCCCTTGGGGCCGCGATCAAGACGCCTGGCGCTCTGAGAAAAGCCAATAAACTATCTAAGGCGGTCAACTCTGCAAAAGCCAAGCCTAAAGTGGCTGACTCGTCAAAAGGTATCGCCCAGCTCATTCGTCAATATGATGAAAGATTTGACCCTAGGGTGGGTGAGATCGACAGGCTAAACAACCTTAACTATGACATGGTAGCCAGGGCGGGCACAAACAACCCTGACGCAATGAAGCTGTCGGACCTTGAGGGCGAGGATTTTGTGACATCAATGTCAGATCGTACTAGGGCTGGTGGACTTATTCTTGGCATCGATGGCGTACCTTTGTACCGAGGAATCGATCTTCGTGGCGGCCAGGGATTTATGTTTGAGAATCCAAACCAGGTGTGGGCTTCTGCGGAAGTGCCTTCTCGAAAGATATTAGAGATGGCTGAGGAAATGAAGCTCAAGTCTGGTAAAGATCCTTTGTTCTTACCCTGGCGTATGGCGCCAACCGGCGGTGATTTCTCATCTATTACCGGTCAGCTGATGCTTGGATTTGCTTCGGCCAATATGAATAAAACCACAAAGAAAGCACTTGATGCAGCTATCAAGAAATACAAAACTAAAGGCTCTATTAAGACTGATAAAAAAACAGGCATTAAAAAGAGAGTTAATGCCAACCTGCAAATAAAAGGCTGGAAGGGTGTTGATGATCCGTCGTCGGTTGAGATCTGGAAGAACACTCCTGACGTTGTCAGAAAAGAACTAATGAACATGATGGATGTTAGCTTTAGAAATCAGGGTGGACTATCTATAGGTGCTGCTAGGTTAATTAATACTGACCCGCTGCAGGTTAACGCTATTGACGCTGGGTTCCAGAATGTTGGCCGTATAGCTTCGGATCAAAAAATAACGTCATCTACACACCCTGCGTACCCATTTGCGGTTCCAGGTGAGGGTATAGGGTCTCTGCCTAATGCTGACAATGCAACTATCTTTGAGCTGTTACCTGACGCACGTTTTGGTGACAAGCAGAAAAAGGTTGTGGATGCTGCCAATCCTACTGCCAGAGAAATAAGGGCTCTTCAAATGAAGCCCTACGGCGGAACGATTACAGAGAAAATTTTACGACGAATGGAGGAAAGGGGTGTCAACATTAACTCTCTTACCGGCCTCGCCCCAGGCGCTCTAGCATTTACACTGATCAGTGGATCATTGATTACGCCAGAAGAAGCTTCAGCCGGTGGATTAGATGAAATAGCAAATGAGCTTTCATCTGGAGAAAAAGACGGTCTTAAAAAGAAATTTAGCAGCGAAAAACTTGGCACCCCTTTTCGTAACGGTGGCCAAGTCAACGCTGACTTGATTGATATATTCGACGTTTAAACGACACGGCTGCGCTGCCCGTCCTCGCCTATGTGATAGATACAGTGTGGTTTCTTTTGCCTGGCTAAGATCTTAGCCCTCTTGGCGATGATTGATTCATAGCTGTCTTCGCCGCAGCTCCTGGTGACAACGTACCCGCTGCCGTTGTTTGCCTGGAGAAACTCCTCCAGCTCATACCGATCACGATTTTCCATTACTTATCTCCATTCTAGCCTGTTCACAATGCGGACAATGTTTCTTTCCGCTGTTATTTTCTACCAGGCGCATGTCGTGCGCGTCGCAGAAGTTGGTAGGATCACTCTCCGGTCGGAAGATCCTGTCAAAGCTCTCGTAAAATGCCAACTGATTTGTTGGTCTTCTGTTGCTACCTTTGCTCATTTTTCTGTTCTCTCCAGATTTTAATAATATGTTTAGCTTCTGGCCCTGCGTGATGCTCTCGATTCAGGGCTCGCTTGAGGACTTTCGTTTTCTGCGCCTCACTCATACCAGGTTGATAATGAAACAATGCTGCCTGGTCCAGCGTGCGGAAATACTTATCCATCCTTCAGCTCCTTTAGGATCTCCCGCAGCAGCTCAACGATCTCTGCCTGGTTAGCGAGGACGATTTCCGCGTCCTCCTTGTCTAGCTCAATAATTATCTTACTCATCTTTATCCTTGTTATGTCTTTTTTCCCATTCTTTTTGCCTATCTGAAACCGTCAGATACGCGCCGGTTATACCGACAGAAAATACAATGATGATGGCAGCGCCTATCATTATGTCTAGTATGTTGTCCATCCCGTTCTCCTAGAAGTGTGGGTTTCGCTCGTTGTAGTGCCCCCTGGTCATGCCCCAGGTGCCGCCCTCTCTCATCCAGCTTTTTCCTTCGCCCTTTCTCCAGAAGATCTCACCAGTATTGGTCGCAATCTTCTTAAAGGTCTTGCTGATCTTAGCGATCTCACCGCAAGGATACCAGTCACCGTTGAATCCGTAGCTGACTTTATCG